TCAACTTAAGCCAGAACAAGTCTCAAGCGATAATTCAGACAGAGCAAGGGACACAGAAAGAACTAACAATCAGTCCGATGGGCCAGCCACAGTAAGTGGTCGTAATCCAAAGGGTGAAGGCAGAAAATTTGATGACATTTTCTAAATGTCCAAATAGTGATACTTTAGTAAAAAAGGGTATATAATATAATAACCATGAATATATCTAAAGCCCATTGGGACACTAAGGGCGACAGTGTTCGCCTATCCCTTCCATTTGCAAAAGTAGACAAAGAGCGTCGAATCGTTTCTGGTTTTGCATCTTTAGACAATCTTGATAAGCAAGACGACATCGTAACAGCAGAAGCATCAATGGATGCATTTGCAAAATTTCGTGGGAACATTAGAGAAATGCACCAACCACTAGCAGTAGGTAAAATGGTTTCATTTAAAGAAGATAAGTATTTTGATCCAGAATCAAAGAAGTTTTATAGTGGAGTTTTTGTATCCGCATATGTTTCAAAGGGTGCACAAGATACCTGGGAAAAAGTTCTAGATGGAACACTAACTGGTTTTTCAATTGGCGGAAAAATGAATAAATGGGACGATGCTTATGATGAGAAAGCGGATAAGCCAATTAGAGTTATTAAAGAATACGATTTAGTTGAGTTGAGTCTTGTAGATTCCCCAGCAAATCAGTTTGCAAACATAATGTCAGTTGAAAAAGTTGATGGACTAGATGTTGTTAAGGGCGATGAAACAGTTTTAGAAAATGTTTTTTATGATAAAGAATATGGCATTGTTTTGTTGTCAGAAGAAGAAACTGTCATGAGCCCAGTAACTGGAACAGAAATGAAGAACATAGGTTTCGTTGAAAAAACGGATAGCGAAAAAATAAACATGATGAAATTCTTAGTTGATAGTGCTAAAGGCATTAATACTTCTAAGATTAACAAGGAGGTAAGTCCTATGACAGAAAATACAGAAATCGTTGCGGAAGTTATTGAAACAGAAGTAGCAGTAGAAGTAACAAAGTCAGAGGTCGCTCCAGAGGCAGATGCTAATACTCAGGAAGTTACAAAGGCTGCACCATGTGCAGACTGCGGAAAGGCAATGGACGCATGTGAATGCGATTCAAAGGCTGATGCAAAAGAGGAAGAAGCAGAAGACAAGAAGCCAATGGCTCCTAAGTCAGACGAAGTAGTTGCAGAAGCAGTAGCAGAAGCAGTTACAGAAACTAACGATGGTCTTGAAAAAGCCTTTAGCGATCTAGTTTTAACAGTTAAGTCATTGCAGGCAGAAGTAGAAATGCTTAAGTCTACAAAGGTAGATGTTGAAACAGCAAAAACATCATTTGAGGCAGTTGCAAAAGATATTGCAACAGCAGCAAATACATTCAATGAATTTGGTAAGCGTGTGGAACTTGTAGAGCAAGACACTGCTTTCCGAAAGTCTGGCGATCTCGGCGAGATAGTACAGAATCAGCCTGAAACGGTTGAAAAATCCCTATGGGGCGGTAGTTTCCTCAAAACAGCCGATCTATTCATTTAGAAAAAATCACAGGAGGTGACAATATGTCGGAACAAAATATAGAAAAGAACCAGCCAGGTACTTCAGGTAACCTAGGCGGAACAGCACCAGGACTCTATCAGGGTCAGGGAGCATTCGCATCTGGATCAGATGCAGGTTCAAATACACCAGGTAATTACACCGATGGTGGTGTCTTGGGTAATATCCCAACAGCACTATCAGGAGTTAACACTGGACCAAATGCAGTTAACCCTTCAGGTGAGGCTGGATCAGGTATCCTACGCCCAGAGCAAGCACGTCGTTTTATCGACTACGTGTGGGATGCAACCACTCTCGCCCAAGATGGCCGTCGTGTTACTATGAGAGCCAATACAATGGAACTCGAAAAGGTAAACGTCGGAGAGCGTGTAATTCGTGCAGCAGCGCAAGCAGTTGGCGACTACACAAACGCAGGTGCAACATTCTCAAAGGTTGAATTGACTACAAAGAAGATTCGTCTTGACTGGGAAGTAGCAACTGAAGCACTAGAAGATAACATCGAAGGTGCACAACTAGAAGATCACATTGTACGCTTGATGACAAACGCTTTCGGTAATGATATCGAAGACCTTGCAATCAACGGAACAGGTGCAGGATCAGATTCATTCCTTTCAATCATGGAAGGTTTCGTAAATCGTGTCAAGACTGATGGAGATGCACACGAAGCAGTAGTTACAGTCGCTAATGACGCCTGGACAACTGATGTAATGCAGCAAATCATCACAGCAATGCCACGCAAGTATCGTGCTATCAAGTCTAACTTGAAGTTCTATGCTGGTACAGATGCATTCCAGGGAATCGTTAAGAATAACGGTACTCTAGCAGACGCAGTCGCAGAAGCATTTGCTTCTCAGGCTGGTGGTACTCCAACAAACCGTCAAGCATATCTTGATGGTGGAGCACAGACATTCGGTGGAGCACGTACAACACGTGTCCTCGGAGTTGACGTACAAGAAGTTCCTTACTACCCTGCAGGATATGTCGACTTGACATTCCCACAGAACCGTGTATGGGGATTCCAGCGTGACATCACTGTTAACCGTGAATACAAGCCTAAGAAGGACACTGTAGAATATACAGTCTTCGTACGCTTTGGACTTCAATGGGAAGAGCAGGATGCAATTGCATACGCAGACGCTGCAGCAGAGTAATCTGTAAACAGTAAAAAATTAGGGGGAGTAGGAGTTAACGCTCTTACTCCCCTTTATTACTTATAATGATATAATACTAACAAGGAGGAATTATGGAATACATGAATAATAATCCAATTGAAGAAGAGTCAGTGTTTGAAGCACCAGTTTTTGAAGCACCAGTTGTTACAGAGCCAGTTGCAGAATTTATTGAGGAAACTCCAGTTGTAGAAGAAGCACCAGAAGTAGATGCTATTGAAGCCCCTGCATACAAGGCACCTGAAGAAGTTCAGGCTCTTGGATCAGTTGCAGATGGTGTCATTGGAGCAACAACAGCGCCAAAAGAATCAAGAAAGCCTAGCAAGAAGTTGCCTACTGAAAAGAAGGAAACAGTTGCCCTTTATTCAACTAAGAATGTTACATGGTCAGAGGTAGGTAAGGTATATCGTGGCTATAACATCGTTGAAAAAGATGCAGCAGACAAGTGGCTAACTAGACCACACATCCGCATCGCAACACCAGAAGAAGTTGCCAAGGAATTTGGTAAGTAAATATGGAAATATTGAGAGTTCCGCCATACGAAACAATTGCAGTTAACTTTGTTGTACCAGCAGGGTATATCAATGTAGACATTTATGCAAGAGTTACGGATATGGCGGACCTTTCAGTACAAGATATAGAATTTTTAGATTCATCTACAGGAGATGACTTAGAGATTTCTCTTCCTGGCAGATATGATAATAATTACAGAGTAGAACTTTTTAAAATTATTAACGGGACAGAAATAGAAATCTACGAAGAGTTTTATGAGTTAATAAGACCATACGTAGACCCAAACACATTAGGCACAACAGCATCTGAAATTGCTGAATACACAACCTTAGAATTAGTAGCAAGATCAATGATTGATACATTTGTTCCAGAAGGATTTTATAATAAAAAGATTACAGTTATAGGAACTGGTAACGGATCAGACTACTTCTCTTTATGGGAAAAGGTTTATAGAGTATTTAAGGTTTACGAGAATAACCAATTAGTTTATGATAGATCAACTCCAGAATTAAATGAGCACCAATATTCTATAACATCAGATAAAACCGCTATACAAAAAATACGTGATGGTGTAGTTAACAGGTATGAGTCCACAGCCCAAAATCTTCCAATAGCAATTGGAGATCTTGCTTACTATGGATATGATGGCGTAGGATTCCCTTCAGGATACGATTATACATTTATTGTTGATCACGGATACCTAACAGTCCCTGCAGATATTGAATACGCAGCAAAACTTTTAATAGAAGATCTTAAGTGTGGAAAACTTGATTATTACAAGAGATACATTACAGCATACAACACAGATCAGTTTAGAATTCAATTTGATAAAGCAATGCTTAGCGGAACAGGAAACTTCCTAGTAGATAAGATACTTGAAAAATATGTTAAAAATATTGTCAAGCCAGGGATAATTTAATGATATGCGAAGAGCCAGATTTTATCTTCCCAATGCAAGCAGATGTCTATTACCCAATTGTTGATCAAGGGGTTTATGGAAATGTTAAAAAGACTTGGGTTTTAGATAAAACTATTGCTGGTAATTTTAATTCTGTAGGTGGCGCAGGAAAAGAAGAGATAACTCCAAATGTAAATATTACACAAAAGACATCTCTCATTGGTAGAGTAAAGACCGATATTAGAGTTTCAAGTTTAGACGCTCCGCACTCAATGACAAATAT